CTGCGATGGAGTCAGTTTGACTGTTCTGCGCCCCTTTGGTGACGACGACTTTGACGCCGTTGACCCAGCAGAAGCGACTCTGGGTCCAGTATCACGCTTCGTCTCCGCAAATTTATGCGGAAACTCCGTGCGAACACGTTTGTCAAGTTCACTATAATACTCATCTGACGTGGGGTCAAACCCCTCGTCCTCAATAAGCTGACGATGAATCCCAAACGCTGCATACGTCATGGTCTGATCGCTGCCAAACCATTCGTTCTTCCCGGCCCATGCTTCAGCTTTAGGGTCCGGAGCAGCTTGCTGCTGCGGAACCTGCTGTGGTGTGGGATTCGACTCTTCGACAGGTTGTGCAAGACGCTCTTCGTTGCGCCGCTTGGCTTCTTCGTACCGAGCCTGTTCCAGAGCTATCCGGCTGATGCTCTGCTGCGCCTCGAACATCCCGTCCGCATCACCATCTTCATAGGCTTTGCGGTAAGACTCCTTCGCAGCGACAGCATCCGCTTCAACGCGGCTACCAAACTCACCAACATAGGACTGATCGAGCTTATCCAGACGAGAACGAAGCTCGTCGTTCTGCTGCTTGACCGCCTCGGCGTACTCAATCGCAGCCTGACGCTGACGCTCTTCCTCACGAAACCTGTTCGTCAGCTTCGAAATACGACGCTGAACAGATTCAGAGTATTGCTCTAATTCATCTTCGCTCTTCGCCTCATCTTCGGCGGGAGCTTGATCCTCATCCGACTGCTCGACAGCGACCTCGGCTTGCTCCTCGTCTACCTCGACGACCTCAAGCTCTTCCTTTTCAGCAAGGTTATTTTGCATACTATGCTCCGTATGTCTTGATATCATCGGGATCGATGATGGTTGCAATGACTTCGTCGTCATTGATGATGCGGACCTCGCCACCTTCAATCTGGAAGCGCGAACCGGCGTACCGACCAATACAGACCCAGTCACCCTCTTTGCACCAAGGCTGAGAATCAGGACCAAATTTGTCCGGATCCTGGTAGGCTAGTGGCCCAAGACGAACCACATATGCCACAACAGTGGCACGAGCTTCTCGGTCTTTGGCTTGATCGGGAACGTAAACCCCACCATCAGTCTTAGCCTTGCCCTGATAGGGCATGACAAGAATCCGCCAGCCGGTAGGCTGCGGGATTCGTTCTGTTATGGGCTTCTGGGAGGCTTCTTCTTCAGCTTTTTTCTTGGCTTGCTGCTGCCGTAAAATATGGTCAGGGACTAGAAGCGTCGTCATAGTTTACCTTTTTTAGCAGGGCGCGTAACTCTTCTAGCGCGTAGGTGATCCCCTGAATCTCACCCACCATAGCGCGATATGCTGACATATCAGATGCGCTACCGCTAGTCAGGGAGATGCTAATGTCATCCACCCGCGTTTGCAAGGTTTTCTGATACCTTGATAAAAAATCTACAACGTCCATTATGACGCCATCTTTTCATCCGTGATCGGACCGCCAGAAACCCAAGCGTTACACACCCGCATCGACGCGCACTTGAACTTCAAAAACTGACAATATCCAATGTCGCCTGCCTCGACGGACTCGTACGGATCGGCGCCGTCATCCATCCCGATGCCCTTGGCGATGCAATCCTTTATGCGTGAGGTAAGATTGAAAGCAGCGCAGTTGCCGCAGCGACTTTCCTTTGCTGCCTCTATGTCCGTGTTGAATGTGTCAGCTATGCTTTGCCAAAAACTATCGTTCTTACCCGTGTCATCAAGGTTTGGATTCAACGGTCCGTACTTATAGTTGTCGATAGCGTCTTGCCTGTTTTCAAGATTGAGGTCGATGTCTTGCGTGGCGGCAGGGCAAGACTCTCCCTCGTCACCACCTGCATCAACCATGCGATCAATCGGCATGCCGTCTTGGATCTCTTTTGCCAGATCAAGTCCGTCTGGGATCAGCTTGATTTCAATTTTCATCGTCTCGTCCTATAGTCCGTATGGCGCCTCTGGGAAAGCAGCAGTGCCGGCCCTCAACTCTGCCATCGCCTCATTAATTCTCATTTGATTTTGAGCTACACGATCTAAGATCACCTCGTTGCCCGTAGGAATGCTAGACATCGTTTGTCTTGGCCGAGGACCACCAGATGTCTTCGTCATCGTCGCTGATCCATCTGTTCCTGCGGGGAGGTTCTGAACGGATGTAGGAGACTCGTCATATGCTGCGGCAATCAACTCTTCCACGCTCGGAACTGGCGCCATATCTCTGAACGCAGTAGCCGCTGCGTCTTGTCCGGCAGAAATTGTCTCATCAGTGGGGAACGGTCCTTGCGGAGAACGACTTACCGGATCTACCCCCATGCCCGGCTGCGGTCCTCCAAGGCCAAGCTGCGGCACAACCTCTTGAACATCGAAACCCGGAACTCGAGCAGGTGTTGAACCAAACATCCTAGAAGCCAACCCGATGCCAAACGGGAGACTGTCAAGAATCCCCGCAACGCCCTCGCGTCGGCCTGGGACAGCGCGTCCAAAGCGTGTCAGGTCACCCGGCTGCACTCCAAAGCGAAGCTGTCCTGTCGTGGGATCACCACCCACCTGATCACCTCGGATGTTGGTGCGGGCAGCGGGATTCATGTATCTATCGTATGCAAGGGTATTTAACTGAGCAATGCCCGATGCCCCTCCGGGTACATTGTTCATATCGTATCTAATACTGCTGGGGTCCAGCCCGAGAACACGGCTGAAAAAACCCTGATCGCCATACGGGTTGGTCGCAGTTCGGCCTGTGGCCGTCATGAACTGATCGAAAGTTAAGGGGACAGAGGCAATGCTTCCGGGGTCAAAGGTTCCCTTACTCGCTTCGCTGAACCTTGGATCATCAAAGACGCCCGACGAGCCACCAGCCGCGACACTCGCACGTTCAAGATCGGTCATGCGGTCCGAACCAATTTGATTCTCAGAACTGATTACAGTTCTGCCCGTCTCTCGATCAGTGCGAAACGTCGCCATTTACTTTACCCCAGTAAACTTATTGCCTTGAATAGCGGCGCCCATACCACGACAGGACATGAACTTGCCGTCTTTGGCGCGAACTTCGTCTTCACGACCTTCCTTGTTCATCGGGTGATCCGGATCAAGAAGACGTGGGTTTTTACGAACCGCATCCTTAATGTCTTCATCAGCGTCCGAACCCATGAACTCCCGATACCCTTTCTGACTGGGCGTCAGTGGTGTAGGCTTCATCATCTTCTTGGTGCCGCCTTTTTCGTAGCCACGCATTTCGTTCATGGTTTTCTCCAAAATTTCTGCCCCGCCATCCTTACGACGACGGCCTTCTTTGACAAGACTCTTGGCCTCATCATAACTTATTCCCATGTCACCAGCAAACTGCCTAATCCGTGGTCGTGCCATCTACTTACCCTTTTCCTTCTCGTGCCCCAGCCACACCGCAAAGGCACCCGTCATCGCCCCCGTCACCACAGACACAAGGCCGGCTTGGGCTGGCGTCGGATCCGGCAGGGTCATGAACCATTCCACCACTCTCCACGCCGAGATCGACATCATGATCATCATCAGACGCGGCAGTATCTTCCACCGCAGGAATCTTTCCATTGTTACTTCGGCCACGATTGATCCTTGCTTGTTCCTCAGTTGTTCGGTTGTGCATGCCCCACATAATGCCCATTACTTTACCCCAAAAAATTTGGCAGCAGAACGTACACCGAAAGAAGCAGCAACAATAACCCCCAAGCTATATTGATACCAATCCGGCATTTTTTCCAACTGTGCAAATCCATTTGAAACCACACCCTCCATTCCCGGTATGAAGCTCAGTATGAGCGGCACCGAGAACAAAATCACGAGCCACTCGTCTTTCCACGAAGACTGACTGCCACGAGCCATCTCGAGATCCCACTCGAGTTCGCCCGTAGCCTTCTTTTCCATAATTGTAGCTTCAGCCTTGGCCCGCGCCACCTTCGCGCCGGTCTCCGCTTTGGTCTTCTCTACCTTGCCCTCTAGCCATGTGCCAGCCAAAGAGGCGATAGGTCCAATCAGTGCTTGGATCATTTGTTCCTCGACAGTGCAGCTTGTGTGTTGATGCGGTATACGTTGACATCGTTCCGTGCGCCCGCAATGTCTTCCTGCAAGGCTTGCCGCTGCTGCGCCAACTCATAAGCCTGCTGCAACTTGGCTTGATCGATCTGGAAGTCCATCTGGTCGTTCGACGCCTTGCGTTGAATCTCCATCTGCGAGTTCTCAAGCTCTTGCTGACGAATCGCTACCAGCGGATCTTGCTGCTGGGCAGGCTGAACCATCGGCATAATCTGCTTCATAACTTCACCAGCCTGCTGCGCGACAGCAGACTCGATCACTTCCGGTGCAACCTGCGGCACCATCTCACCAGCCGCCATGGCCTGCTGTGCAGCGTTCTGGAAGAACGCGGTAACCTGATCCCTTGCCAGCATACCAACGTGCTCCTGTACGTGCGAGAGGAGCAGCAAGAAGGCTTGTGGGTTGGCACCCGCGACAGGCGAAGACAAGAACATGGCATGCGCCATGATGTGTGCCTCATGATCCTGCTGCGGAAACGCTTGAAACGGCATGTTCTTCACTGCGGCTGCGTTCTCTGTAGCCGGATCCATAGGCTGCGGCTGCGAAGGTGGCGGCAAAATCGAGTCGATGTTCTTCACATTTAGCGCATCATACATGCGCCGATACGCTTCATACTGATTGTGAAGCTGCGGAGCAGCCTGCGCCAACTGCATTTGCGTCTGTGCCAGCGACAAACGCTGCGACATCGAAAAGATCGACGGATCAGAGACAGGCAAAATGTCTACCCGGCCATCAAAATCCTGCTGCATAATCTCTGCGGGCACGTTCTGTCCCACGAAATATGGGTAAGGCATTGGATTATCTGCGAATATCTCCGCAAGTAACCGAAACTCCTGCTTTTGCCCATAGTGAAGGCGCTTGTGAATCGAAGAGATGATCTTCGAGCCTTGCTCGATCAGTGCAACGGTGGTTCCGACGGGTGCCTGTGAGTTAACGTCGGCGATCTTCGCGTCTGCAACTTGAGCAAACCTGCGTCCGGAATCGACGACAACGCCCAGTAGTTGAGCAAGTGTCCCAGAAGGTTCCTTGTATGGAAGGGGCATAAGAGCATTCCGAAGGTCACCACCGGGAGCATCAATATCACGGAACTCGCCAGGAGACAGCGGCTCATCATCGTTGCGAATACGAACACCACGAGCCTTAAAGCCAGCAGGAAGATTCGAAAGAGTGCCTGCATCGATAAGCTGACGAAGGATAGAAGTCGCTGCACGGGATAGTCCACCTATAGTATGAAGCAGGCCAAAGCCATAAAAGCCAAACCCAGGCAGAAACTTGTAATGAGTAAAATACTGTCGCTTTCTTCGAAGCGGATCCGCCTCTCGATAGTTTCGCACCACTGAGAGAACTTGCCCTGAACCTTCATCCATAGTGACAATGTAAGGGAGTTTAATCCCTGTAGGCTCACCAGTCTGGTCAATGTCCTCAAAACCCTCGACATCAAGTTCCGTGTGACATTCGACCAATGTGTAAACGTCGTCGCCATACGACGGACGTACACCCTGCAACTCGTTGCCAGTCTGCTTAATCGCTCCTTCATCATCCTCATCTCCCGGCTGTAGGTCCACGTCGCGGTACACACCTGCAACCTGCAACTTACGCAACTCGTTCTCCGTCATACGAACAACGTGGGTTACCCGCTCGGCAGTGTTCAAGTCACTCGCCGAATACGGAACAATCAAATCCTCCGCAGGCACAAACTTCGACACAGCCCGCTGCTTGCCCGGATCAAAGTAAACCTTCTTGAAGGTCGATCCAGTGAGCGGCAAATAAAACAACATCTGATCCGTGTCAGGGTCATACTCCTCCATGATCTCCGTAATCTGATAGTTCATGAAGTCCTGCACGCGCTGCGCCTGCTCTTCAGTAACCCGAGTCGCCGCACCAAGAACCTGAGTCTTCACAGGACCGCCCGCCGGCAGCATTTCCTTGTACGCCTGCGCCTGAAACTGCGTGACAGCTTCACTCAACAGCGGATGATGCACACCACTCGCACCAAGGAACGGCTCATTGCGCTCTTCGTAATTCACACCCAACAACTTCAAGCCCTTGGATATCGCCTCTTCCCAATCCTCTCGAGACTCCTTGTCATCGTCGATCTTGTCCCGAATATCCGAGGACAACGATCCAAGGACGGAATCATCAAGGACTTCGGCCAAGTTGGCGTTGTGGTCGTACATCGGAGCTTGGACCTCGATGCTTTCTTCCATGCCAGCAAGCTCAATGCCCTCGGGGAGCATGTCTTCTGCGGGAAGTTCGACCATCATTTCTTCTGGCAACTGGTCAGCCGGACCACCAGCGCCCATTGCCATGTCTACCATCTGCGGAGGAAGTGCCATTAAAAGGTTCCTTTGAACGTGCCACCACGGGCCTTCATTACGGCGCCGCCGTTTTTCCTTCGTGTGAAGGGCTGTTTTTGACCGGAGAGCGACCGAACAAGGTCGGCCAAGCGTCCCTGCCTATCAAAAGGTCTGCCGCGCGTACCAAACGGATTACCGCGCGGGGACTTAGTGAAAACTCTGCCCGGATTGTTCTTTTTAGAAAAGGGGTCTTTACGTCCAGCCATCAGCTTATCCCTGTCTGTGTGTCAAGAGTATAGTCTAAACATGTTGCCGATTCCAGAGCGCAGGTCTACCGGCCCGCCCTTGGCGTAGCGGCGGGGAATCCCCAGCCGTACCGCTGATCTCGTCAGTCCCATTGAGGCAGGGGTGAGGTCCAGATACAGAACCGGTTGAGTTACCTGTGCCTCATCTCCGATCTCGCCAAGATGATCCTCCACAAACTCATCGGGAGAAATCCGCCCCGTCTTCAGGTTCGGGAACTTCTGCTTCAGTTCTTTGATCACCTTCTCCGGTGCATCCTTATACACCGTCTTGAAAAATCCCTCGGGGTTTACTTCTCGAAGCTCTGCAAGATCACGGTAGTCGGGGAAGTAAATCCGATCTACGCCCTCGTTTACCGCGTCATCAACCGCCATCAAGATATTGTGCCGCGCTGCTTGCAGCGGAGTGTCAAACGGCTGGTTGGGGACAAGTTGTGCTCGTCCAGCAGAGTCGACCGGGTTGGCTTCACGCGGCAAAAAGTTAGTTTTCTGCGCGTACTCGAAAAATCCTTTTGTGTCGTCACCGGACGCTTTATCTATGACGCCTGTGATTGCTGTATTGTTGCGAACAAGTTTTTTGGAGGCGCTTTCGAATTCTGTCGCAGCGTTAGTTTTGGCTTTTTTCGCTGCGTCCACCCTATCTACAGCCCTGTTTATCTCACCCGCTAAGTTTGCCACCTTTGTGCCATCTTGCTCGAGGATATCAGACGTGACTTTAAGCCGACGCGGGGCAGACATTGCATTCGCCATGTTCTCACGAACAATCCTCGATGCTTCGTCTTGCGAAAGCAAGGCTGTGTCTGACGGACTCATGTCCATGAAAACACTCTCAAAACCATTCTTGTAGGTAAAGACTGCGTCGGTCTGTATGCGCGATGAAGCCAAAAGCATCGTTTTTTCTGCGGGCGTGGCATACTTGCTGGCAAAAGAAGCGATCCGTTGCTGACCTACCGGTAAAGTGCTGGGAACACTCTGGCCGCGTTTCTTAGCCGCCTCTATGATTTCTGACACCAACTGTTCGGGAGTCGAGTTGATAGAGCGGGTAATGATCTGACCTATCTCATCAGAAGAAGGCGAGTAGTTCTGATTCTCCGCCTGAATAGATCTTATCGCCCGAAACATGGTGTCCTCAAGAAAATCAGGCGAAACCATTTGAATCAGAGCTTCAAAGTCGTCGGTGGGACTACCTTCTCCAGCCGCCATCTTACCTGCGTTTCCAAGCTGAGACGTAGCAAGGGTGAGTTTGTTCCTTTTCTTTTTAATAATGTTGTTTCTTTGTTCGATAAACCCCTTTTGCACTTCTTCTGCGCTTCTAAGCTGGCCTCCCGCTTCAACAAGGTCATCCCCCGTTTGACGAAAGACAGGATACTCGGGACTGCCACGGAGCTTTTCGATCCTTGCATCATAGTCAGCGACTTTTTCAGGGGTCAGCTTGACCGTTGATATCCTCGACAACTCCCCACCACGTTCCTGCGACAGCAAGTTCTGAAGAAGATCGAACTGATTCTCTTCAATCACCCGGCTAACGCCGCCACTCGCATCGTTGTGGTCGCTGTACCGAACGTGAGCAAAGTTACCCAACTGATCCCGATAGTGAGACAGAGCATGTCCCGAGGTGGCCGGATGCGCGTTTCGATTGTTGGTTGTTATCTCGCCATACCCAACCTCAGAATATGCGTCCCTATCCATAAACCGCTGCGTGTCACGATATGACACATCGTTGTTGTCACCCGTGTACTTGAACGTCTCGATGTCCGGCGCGTTCTCTTTCATGTACTGCTGAACTTCGGCAACCGGAATCTTACGATTCTTGTTCTCCGGCCTCGCCAAGAATGACGACAGCCCGCTGGCGTTCATCTCTGTCTTTGTGACAGACGGAAGGTTCATTAAACGCGCTAAATACTCTTTGCCAGCCAAACCCTTCGTCGGGGATGCATTCATCACACTCTCGGCATTCGCCAGCGCGTTCTCAATAGGCGAATAGTCAGCATTGAAATTTGAAAGAGACAACCCAGGTGACTGATCCTTGGTTACCGGATTGATGCCCCCAGAACCAAGACCCGAGGTCCGAGGCTCACCGACCGTCTTCTCAAGAGGCGAGGTTACACCTGTCTCGACATCAAATACCGTAGCACGAGGCTGCTCTGCTGCATCTAGCTGGATGTCGCTTGAACCTCGGGTCTCGGACCCCGAACCGCGTTTCATGAACTTGCCGACCAGAGGAGCTATGCCCTCGACGGCCTTTTCTCCGACCTTGCCAGCTACAGCACCCGTCGGAGCACCGAGAGCCGCGCCCAAAGCACGACCTTCCGCGCTTTCACCAGTGCCTGCACCGTAGATCGCACCCTCAACCGCACCAATCCGTGCGGCACCACGGATACCAAGCGAAGCAAGACCCGCGCCGCCAGCCACAGCCGTAGGAACAGCGCCTACAAGCTCACCTGCAAAGGCAGAAACAGGGTTGGTTTCTTGAAATTTTGCAAGATCTGCACGGATCTTCGCGACTTCTTCGTCGTAAGTCTCGGGACCGAGAGCACGGATACCCGCCTCGATCTCATCGCCGAATCCTAAAGTTACCCCCTGACCGATGCTGCGGCCAAGACCAGCAAAATATTCACCGTAAGTTTCAGCCATTACGCCAGCCTCGTCGGCTTCCGCTTTTCAGGAAGCATGATTTTTGAGAACCTGTTAGGGACAAGCCTAATGCGAGGCTTAGTAGTAGTCCCTTTTTTTGGTTGGGAGCCAGTCTTCAAGTTCTTCACCTTGCAAACTAATAAAACCACCCTGCCTAAAACGCATCAGGGCCATCGTCATGCTATCACAGAAGTCGTCATGGTCACCATTTGGAAACGAAGCTACCTCCTCGATTACCTCGTCCGCGAACTTCTGCGCGGCAGGATACCAAACTTTTCCTGATTCGAATATAGGCGAAGCCATATGCATACGTGTGGTCTTGTCCACACCCCCGCCACCCTTCTTGCGGCCCGGCGAAAAGGTGATGACAGGCAGGTTCAGTAACCTCATCTCGTCAGCAAGAGGCTGACCAGTGGCTTTCGCCTCAATCAGCATCATGTCAGGTTCCCAATAGTCGTTTTCTTCCTGTGCGATCTGCTTCAACTCAGGAAAGTTCCAACGGCCACGTTTCGCGTCTAATAGAATTAGGTGCTGCTCACCATTGCTGTGCGGTTCAAACACACCCCACGTCGTGATCGCCGAGTAGTCAGCCGACTCCTTCTTACTGTACGCCGTGTCATATGACTGAATAATGTAGTCTAGCTGCGGGATATCCTCTTCTTCCCACGCATTCCACCACTCGCGCTTGATGACAGCGGTCTCCTCGGAAACCGGATTCTGTTGCCACTGTGCATTCCATTTGCCCACGGACAGGGCAGCTTTGACTTTTAGTAGCTCGTCTTTTTTCCAGAATTCAGGCCAAAGCGGTTCCCCCGAAGGCATGATGGCGGGAAACTCTACTACTTCCCACTGGTCCGACATCATGTCGTTACCCTGCGCTTGCAGTAACCTGCCTGTCAGATCCTTCTTTGACCACCGTGTCTGGACAATAATAATGGCACCGCCAGGCTGGAGACGCTGACGCGGGCCAGATGTGTACCATTCGTACGTGTTGTCGTACGCCGATGTGGATAATGCATCCTGCTCCGAGTGCGGATCGTCAATAATCAGCAAATCAGCACCACGACCGGTCATTGCAGCGCCCACCCCTGCTGCAAAATATTCCCCGCCTGCGCTGGTTTCCCACCGACCAGCAGCCTGGCTGTCCTGTTTAAGGTCAGTGTCGGGGAAGATCTCATGGTAGATCGGATCCGCGATGAGATCCCTGACCTTACGACCGAACCTTACAGCAAGTTCGGTGTTCATAGTAGCCTGAATGATTTTTAGCTTGGCATTTCTGCCCAGAAACCACGAAGGCATCAAATATGATGCGAACTCTGACTTCGAATGTCGGGGCGGCATGTTGACTATCAGACGCTTCAAGTCACCCGAAGCGATCCGCTCCAGCTTTTCGGCAATGATTTTATGATGACGCCCGACGATGAATCCATCGTAGACGTGATCGACGTATGCCATGAAGTCAGACTGCGCCGCTTCGCGGGTTTCGAGCTTCTTCAACTGCTCTTCGAGTAGCAGAAGCTCACGCAGATCCTGATCGGGCATTGTGTGGAGGGCACCGGACATGCCCGAACGATAATATCTGGCAGTGAATTTATCAACCCAGCACGTGCACGTGCACAGCGCAACCCGCCCCCCGAAAAAAGGTCCCCCCCCCTCGCGTGAATGCGTCCGGCATTGGCAAAGCGCCCCAGTAACCCGGCCCACCCAGTTTAGAATGATTTCAAATTGCATCTGGTAGCGCGGATCGAGCGCCTAGTTGCGAGACGTTCGCAAAGATAATGGGTTGGGATGGGTTGACCGGAGTGATGTTTTCCTATCTAATCCCATTATATCGTATGGATTAACGGAGGTTCACATGTCCAAGCGCGAAGCACTCTTTACCGCCATGCGCGGTCGCATTTTCAAAGCCACGTTCACCAAGGCTGACGGATCGATCCGTCAGGCATGGGGCCAGTTGATCGAGGATGACCGGCTGGTCGACCATCCCAACACGGTCACGTTCATCGATTTTGGTCTCGGCAAGCCACGTCGCGCCAAGCTCGATCTGCCCCACGAATTCCGGTCAGGCAAGACCGTTCACAAAGGTTAGGGCTTCGGCCCTACCGTCCGACAGTGTGCACTGTCGCTGATGAGGCCAAAAGGCCGAAACGGTAAACCAGACATGACCACGGAGGTTGATATGTCTATTTCTAGAGTGTTCCTCGATATCGAGGATGTTGTTGAGGTCGAGCTTGAGCGTAAGGACGGCAAGCTTGTCATCTGGTACTGGCATGGCGCGGATCGTGCCATCGGTCATTTTGCGCTACACGGCCAGCCCGAGGTGTTCGTCAAGGATGCCGAAGGTCGCCGCGAGATCGAAGACGCCGAGATCGAGGTCGAGGTCGAAGCGGAGTATGTTCCGAAGACCGGCCCAAAGACTCGAGCGCGTGTGATCGAGCTTTTGTCGAACACGCGGAACGGGTACACGGTTGAGCAACTAATTACTTTCATCCCGAACATCACCACCAAATCGTCTATGTGGACCGTGCTTCACGATCTCCGCAAGACCGGCGTCGATCTTCGTAAAGGCCCGTCGCCATATGGCGGCAAAGAGCGGGCCTTCTGGATCGCGTCCTAACCGGTTACCTCCGGAGACCGGGCCAGCGCAAGCTGGCCCGGTTTTTCCAACCCAACACGGAGAAGAAGAATGACACAGGAAGATATGATCGAGCTTGCGAAGCAGGCCAAATTCAAGATCGAGTTTATGGCACTCATGCTACTCGCGGATCGTAAGGACATGGCGGCATCCGCCCACGAGGAAGCACTAGCCAACCTCAGGGCAATCATCGGAGAGGAATCATGAGCTTCGATGCATGGGATGACTGCCTAATCCCCGACGTCCTGTAACCATCGGCCCCCAGCCTCGAGGCTGGGGGCTTCTCTTTTCCCTGGGCACCGGAGCCGCCTTCATAAGCCGCAGGGCGCAGGGCGCAGGGCGCAAGGCCCGCAGGATTATTGTTTTGATTACATGGGATTATGTGGTAGTATTCTAGGACATGGAAAAACACGGAGGTTGATACCATGCTTTCAAACGTCTCAAAAATGCCGGGCAAGTCTATATCCCGGTCAGCGTTCCGGTGCGGGGTTGGCAGCAAGCTTGCCGAGGTGCCGGGGTCCGTCTGCTTTGATTGCTACGCGCGCAAGGGAATGTATCGCATGCCCAACGTCGTCAACAAGATGGAAGAG